TAAGTTGGGTCATTATAACGATTCTTCAATTGTTTCACCATTATCTGCCCCAACCCCTCAAGCTCCTCTGTACTAATAAGAGCAAACATAAGATCAGCAGTGGCGGGAAGACCGAACGACTCGCTTGTGTCAGTAAGATCAACATCACTACTACCGTAACCAGAACGAGTCGTCTGAGTAGCGGAGACGATAGGTACATTAGCCTCAACTGCAAGACCACGGAGTTCCTCAGCAATGGCCTTAATATACGAGTAAGAATTGACATTTGACCCAGCCCTATAACGAGAAGATGCACATATGTTTAAGTAGTCTATGAATATTATATCAGGTTTGAAAGACTTTTTCAAGGCAAGTTCGTTTAATAAAGCCTTGAAGTGTCCTGAGTGTGCAGATGCAGTGGGATATTCTTTGATAATAAGTGACCCTTGAGTCTTCTTTGCAAGATTAGTTACCTTGCCTTCAAAGATTGGTTTCGGTAAATCAACAATCTCTTGTATATTTACATTTAAAAGATTTGCATCAATTCTTTCTGCAATCTTTTCTTCTGCCATCTCTAATGTTATGTATAAGACGTTCTTTCCTTCTAAAAGAACAGAACTAGCATGATGACACATAAACAGAGATTTACCAACCCCAGTGCCTGCAAGTGCAATATTGAGCGTCTTGTTTGGAAGACCTCCTTTTGTAATCTTATTAAAGTATTCAAGGTCGAATTGAATTCGACTTTCTTTCCTGTTGTAAAGTTCGTATCGTTCTTCATAGTCCTCTAAGTAATCGTGGCCTACATTGCGATTAAAGGATACAGATAATGCGTCTGATAGGATTGTTGGTATTGCATCTCGATTCTTTTTATCATCTTGTCCATCTGCTATTTTGATTGACTCCATCAATGCAAGATAGATTGCTCGGTCTCGACACCATTTCTCTGTTGTGTCACTTAACCATTCAAAGTCACATTCAATATCTTCCAGTTCATTTATCGTTCCGTATATATTTTTGACTTCATCTTGTGTGATATCACGTCTGTCTTCAATCTCAATCTGGAGTACTTCTTTCGTTATCAAGCTATTGTACTCTGAAGCATATTTAGTAATATGCTCAAATACAACTCTTTCATTCCTGTCATTGAAGTAATCAGGTTCGATAAATGGTAGAACTTTTCTTAGATATTCTTCGTTATAAACTAGGTTTCTTAGAATGACTTTCTCAATACGATCCATCATTCACCATAACTAAACTCTTCGTTTGCTGCTTCTTCCAGGCGTTGCATTATTTCTTCCGTGAAATACTTATCAGGATCGGCCAGAATAGCAGAAGGATAAACGGAAGATTCACCAACAACAATTCGATTCCCCTTACGTTTGAAGACTCCATGCTTCTCACCCAGTTCCAGTAACCCATAATATCTATCGAGTCCACGCTCGTCGTAATAAAGTCTAATCTCAACTTCCTTGTTCTCCTTACTTAAACGTGATTTATGAGTCTTTGCTTTGATAATGTTTCCAACGACTTCCTTACCATCCTTCTCTTTTTTTCTGCTGAGATAGATGATTGTAGATGCTGCATACTTGAGACCGCTGCCTCCACCCATTTCTTTTGTAGGGAAGTAAGAACCGATAACATCATAGGTGTGATTTGTGACTATTAGTGGAATGTTTGCTTGACCAAGTTTAAGTGTGAGCATACGGAATGCACCCTTAACAAGTTGTGATTTGGTCATGTCACGAACTTGTTTATCATCGAGTGCATCTTTAATCTCTTTCTCTGTAGAAAGCATACCCAAAGAATCTAAAACAAACATACAAGGTTTGCGATTCTCTTCATCTGTCTTTAAGTATATATCTACGGCCTTCAGTGCCTTGCTACGAAACTCTTCGTTTGTTACGACATTCACAACAACCAACCGTGTCGTATCAACTCCACGAGACTCCAGTAATCCTTTATTGACGGCTGCTTCAGTGTCAAAATAGAGACAATACCCATCAGGGTTAGTGTCCAAAAAGTTCTTGACGACAGCAAGTGAAAAATAAGTTTTACCAGTAGACGACTCACCAGCAATGGCAGTAATACGATTGCTGCTAACCCCGCCAAAAATAGACCCACTAATGAGTCCATTAAAAATGTAGGATCCTGTATCAATGAATCTTTCAGTCTCATCAATATCTGACGCAATCTGCGTATATTCATCTCCTATCTCTTTTACTATTTCTTTTAGAAAGTCCATTAAATTACCATCCCATGTTTTTCACGAAGTATTCTTTTATAAGGCCCATCAGGGTTCTCATCTCTAACTTCTTTTACTAACTTCAACTTTTTATGAAGTTCTTCACAACCATCGCCTGATACATGTTCAGACATCCAGACTAATAAGTCTAGTTCTTTATCATCAATAGGTAAGTCCATTATACGAAAAATGATTCAAGGTTTACAGTTCTCTCAGCCTGCCATCCAATGGAGTCGAGGATAATCTTAAGAGGTTCAAGGAACGACTTCTCAAATTGTAGATCATAATCTATGTATTTGTCAAGGTTAAGTTCCTCTGGAAATTGTTGAATGAATGATATTACATTCTCCTGTATCGGATTTGGTTTCTTAAGATAACAAAATTTAATCTTCTCACCATTATTAATCAAAGAATATTTCTGTGTGAGATTATTCTTCTTTACATAATGATTGAAGAGAAGAGCACCACGAGCATGAATCGGTGTTCCCTTTTCATAGATCGCATTGACACTCTTATACTTTTTAACACTACTTACAGTTCTTGGAAATGATATCTCCTCTGGTGGTAATGATCTAAACTTTGTTCGACAGTTTTCGATGAAGTCAATGACATCATCTTCTGTCTTTGTCATGATAAGTTTAAGAACATCTTTAATCATGGTGCGACAAGGTGCAGGCGTTGAAGACTTAACTGCTTCGATACCCATCATCTTGAGTTTAGGTTCTGCATAACGAACACCTTCACTATCCCAGACATTCAAGATATATCTTTTCTTGGCAGTCCAGATTCCACGGTCAGCAATGTTCTCACGTTTCATAAACATCTTCTGCTCGTAAGCGTTGACGTAGTTGGCCAACGCTTCATAAGAACTCGAAATATACTTTTCAAATTCCATCTCACAGATCTTGTTAAGGAACCCAACAACACCTTCAGTAGTCTTCTCTCGTTCTTTGTATATAACCTCGACCAAAGGGCCCAGATGCAAATAGATAGAATCGGTATCAACAGCAATAACATAATCTTCATCCTTTGTTTTGAGTATTTTGTTTAGGTAATTATTCATCCGATCTTCAATCCAACGGATTGAAACCTGACCAGACAAAGTAATTGCTTCTGCATTTTCTAGTTTGTAATAACGAAAGTATTCGTTACCAATCGCACCATAAGCAGAGTTCAGTTGAATCTTACGAGCCATCTGAATGTTGTTGAATGTTGCGATATCTTTTACAAGTTTAGGGTCTTTTGTATCCTCATACTTCTGTTTTGCAGCAAGCATCTTTTTCTTATACACAGTTCTTTCTGTGTATATCTTCTCCATAATCTCTGGTAAGAAACCACGAATGTCAGTGCGATACATTGCACCATTGGCACAAACCGCACTATCTTTATGAAGTTGAAAGTCTAGCTCTTCTTTAAGTATTCGATCAACTGTAGCTGTTGGGTGTTTGTCATCCTTGAGCGTCTCAGGGGAAATATTATATTGCATAATGAGATGAGGATACAGACTATTAAGGTCAAACGAAACCACCCAATCATACTTTCCTGGCTTCGGTTCCTTGACATACGCCCCTGCGTATTTTTGTGACTTGGATGTTCTTTTCTTTGGTGGTATGACAATGCTCTGTTTTTTAAGATAATTGTAAATGATAGTGTCCCACATTCTTACTTGATAGTGAATGTCGATGAAGTTTACTTTGGCATCAAACGCCATTGTAATCGCAAGTTCAATCAATTTCAACTTATCTTCCATGCGGTCAACAAGTTGAACGTCTTTGATATTATATCGAACAAACTTGTCCCAATCTTTTGTATAAAACTCACGGAAAGTATCATACTCATTATGATCAAGTTTCTTTTCACCCAACTCATAGTTAGCAATGTAGTCTAATCGATATGACTCTTGGTTTGTGTATGTGAATCTTTTATACAAATCAAGATAATCAAGTTGAGTGAC